GAGCGAAGCGCGGGAAAAGGGCACAGCGGGTGGGCGGGCGTCTGGTGCGTCACGCAGGAGAAAACGCAGTATGCGGGAGGCAGCCGACTATTTTCTGTCCCTGCCGGTAACGGATATGGATGTTTGGAATCAGGTATCCATTGACGGCGTTGATCCAGAGGACATTGACTATCAGATGGCGCTGGTGTCCGCCATGACAAGGCGGGCGATTCGTGGTGATGCACGGTGCGCAAAAGTCCTGCTGGAGATGCTTGGGGATAAAGCAGACCCGCATTGGGACGATGACGGTGTGGATGGAATCCCCGTCAGCGGGGCGGGGGAGCGGGAGGCCGTGCTGGAGCGGATGGTGGAGGTCCTTGGTGATGACCATGGAGCGCCTGAAGAGGCTTGAGCGGCTTTCCACGGGCGATCTGAAACGGTTTACCACAGTTGAGCTCAAGGGGCTGCTGGAGACGCTGGAGTGGTGGAAGAGCCTGAAGGAGAGCAGCAATGAGAGCTTCCTCCCCCTCTTCTTCGATGAGCACCGGTACCTCGTCCTCAAGGGAGGCGGCGGGTCCGGGAAGTCCATCTTCGCCGGGAGAAAGGTCCTGGAGCGGGTGACCGGGGAGCCGGGACACCGCTTCCTCGTCTGCCGGAAGGTGGGCAGGACCATCCGCGACAGCTGTTTCGCCCAGCTGAGGGGACAGCTCACGGACTACTACCCCAACAGCGCTTACCGCGTCTATACAGGCGACATGCGGATCAAATTCCAAAACGGCAGCGAAATCCTCTTCGCCGGGCTGGACGACGTGGAGAAGCTGAAATCCATCTACGATATCACAGGCATCTGGATCGAGGAGGCGAGCGAGCTGCTGGAGGGGGACTTCAATCAGCTTGATATCCGATTGCGGACCGTTACGCCCTATTACCTCCAGATCATTTTGAGTTTTAACCCCATTAGCGTCACCCACTGGCTCAAAAAGCGCTTTTTCGACTTTGACATCAAGGACCAGGAGGAGCGGCGCAGGGCCATTGAACGGACGCAGACACACGAGAGCACCTACAAGGACAACCGCTTTCTCCCGGCGGAGGCGGTCCGGACCCTGGAGGCGTTCCGGGAGACCGACCCCTATTATTACATGGTCTACTCCCTGGGACAGTGGGGCGTGACGGGCAAGACCGTCTTTGACGGCGTGGCCGTATCCCGGCGGCTGGAGCAGGTGAAGGGGCTACGGCCCAAGCGAGGCTTCTTTTCCTACGATCTGGGCGGGGACGGGGTACACGTCTCCAATCCCATATTTGTGGAGGCGGAGGATGGGCCCGTCAAATTCTTCCGGGAGGCGGAGGCGGGCAGGCCCTACGTCATCGGAGCGGACACCGCAGGCGAGGGAAGCGACTATTTTGTGGGTCAAGTGCTGGATAACATCACGGGCGAGCAGGTCTGTACCCTCCGGCAGCGGTGCGATGAGGACGAGTTCGCAAGGCAGCTCTACTGCCTGGGACAGTATTACAACGACGCCCTGATCGCGGTGGAATCCAACTTCTCCTCCTACCCCGCAAAGCTGCTGGAACTGATGGGATACCGCAACCAGTACGTGCGGGAGGTGGAGGACGAGTTTGACGGGCGGATACGGCACGCGTTCGGATTCCAGACCAACCGGCAGACGCGGCCCGTCATCATCTCCGAGCTGATCAGGGTGACAAGGGAGCGGATGGGGCTGGTGAGCGACGAGGACACCCTCAATGAAATGCTCACCTTTGTGCGAAACCCGGCCAACCCGGCCAAGGCGGAGGCGGAACCGGGGGCACACGACGACTGCGTGATGAGCCTCGCCATTGCGCACTATATCCGGCCCCAGCAGTCCATGACCATACGGAAAGAGGCGGCTGAACCGCCCCGCGTCCAATGGACAGCGGATATGCGGGAGGACTATGCAAACGCGGACGCCGCCATGCGCCGTGAATTGGAGGCGCGGTGGGGAACGCCGCGATAACGCGATAGAGGGAGGACAGGATGGATCGAAAGAAACTGGAACTGTGGCAGAGACGGCTCGCGGAGAGCAGCGCGGCCTTCTCCCGGCAGGAGGGGCAGATGGACGAACGGGAGCGGCTGTATACCGGAGACCGGACGCTGCGCCCTCTGGTGCCCGGGGACCACAGGAGGGACGGAGGGCCGAAGAGCACCAGCCACGTCCGAAACATCGTGTTTGAAAACATCGAAAGTCAGGTCTCCTCCTCCATCCCCCAGCCCAAGGTCACGGCGCGGCGGAAGAAGGACGAGCATCTCGCGGAGACCATTGAGCACTTTCTCCGCAATGAGCTGGACCGTCTCCCTATGGAGGCGATCAACGATCTGAGCGAGCGGACCGTGCCCATCCAGGGCGGGACCGGCTTTTTGGTGGAGTGGGGGGAGGACGATGAACTCTCTATCCGGTCCATCCATCCAAAGCAGCTCGCCCCCCAGCCGGGAGTGTACACGGGGATCGAGGACATGGACTGGTATATCCTAAAAATCCCCACCACCAAGGAGGCCGTGCGGCGGCGGTACGGCGTGGCTGTGACGGATGAATCTGAGAGCGAACCACAGGTAAGGGGGACCGGTGGAGAAGACGCGGGCAAAGACGCCGTGACACAGTATATGGGATATGCCAAAAACGACCGGGGCGGCGTGGATTTCTACAGTTGGGTCAATGATATCGAACTGGAGGACTTGGCCGACTACCAGGCGCGGCGCGGTAGCGTGTGCGCCGCCTGCGGGGAGAGGAAACCGGCAGAAGGCGGGCCGTGCCCGGTGTGCGGCGGCGCAAAGTGGCGGGAGGAGGCGCAGGACAGCGAAGAGCTCTTCGTCCCCGTGTCCAACAGCGCCGGGGCGCTCATCGGCGGCGCGGTCCCAGTTGTGGGGACGGACGGAGCTTTGACGCTGGAGCCCGCAAGAATCCCCGCCTACCGGCCGGACCGGTACCCCCTTGTTCTGCAAAGGAGCGTGAGCGTGTACGGACAGCTGCTGGGTAACAGCGACGCGGACCTCATCAAGGACCAGCAGAACACAGTAAACCGTATGGAGCAGAAGATCATTGACCGGCTCGTCAAGGCCGGAACACGCATCACCCTGCCGGACCGGCCCGAGCTGCGCATGGATCCGGAGGACGGGGAACGGTGGTTCCTGCCAAGCCCGGCGGACGCGGCATCCATCGGTGTGTATAACTTCTCCGGCAGCCTGGAGTATGAGATGGCCTACCTCGCCCAGGTGTATGAGGAGGCAAGGCAGATTCTGGGCATCACCGACAGCTTCCAGGGCCGGGCGGACACCACGGCCAAGAGCGGGAGGGCCAAGGAGTTCGCCGCCGCCCAGAGCGCCGGACGGCTGGAGAGCAAGCGGATGATGAAAAACGCCGCCTACGCGGACCTGTTCCGGCTGATGTTCCAGTTCGCGTTGGCCTACTCCGACGCGCCAAGGCCCGTGATCTACAAGAACTTCGAGGGGGACACGGTATACAGCGAGTTCAACCGGTATGACTTCCTGGAGCAGGACGAGGCGGGGAACTGGGTGTGGAACGATCAGTTCCTCTTCTCCTGCGACAGCGCCGCGCCGCTGGCCAACAACCGGGAGGCCCTGTGGCAGGAGACGCGGCAGAACCTCCAGAGCGGCGCCTTTGGCGATCCGGCCGCTACCGATACCTTGATCCTCTTCTGGAGCAAAATGGAGGAGCTGCACTACCCGGGCGCTGCGGCCACCAGAAAGTTTTTGGAGGAGAGGATGGCCCGGGAACAGCAGGCTATGATGCAGCAGCAGGCCATGATGGCACAGCAGCAGATGTTGGCACAGCAGGCCGCTATGCAGCAGAGCGCCCAGCCACAGGAGATTCCGGAGGACGTCGCCGCAGAAGTGGACGAGCGGGCAAGGCTGGACGCTATGGCCGCGCTTGGCATCCAATAACCAATTATGCACGAAAATACCAAATCCATGGGAAAGGAGGTGCGGACATGAACAGCGGTTACATCGGGAAGATCAAAAACAGCGGTACCCAGACCGTCAAAGCCCCCAACCAGGTCAAGGGCGGCTCCGGTAAGAGCACCGTCAAGACCGGGACGGACCTGAGAAGCGGAAAGAAGTAATCCCGTAAATACGCAGGCCGACAGCGGGAACATGGCGCAGGCCGCAGCCAGCGGACCGAAGAAAGGATATCACATGGACGAGAATGAAATCTTTGAGGCCCTGGGAGTGGAACCGGAAGCCGGGGACCACGGCGGAAACGAGCAGGAAGCCGCCGCGCCTGCGGCCCAGGAGGAGAACCTGGATTCTTCGGAGCCCCCGGAGAACGCCGGAAATCAGGGTGATGACCAGCCGGAGGACAAACCGGATGAGAATCCGGAGGACCAGCCGGAGAGCGAGGCGCAGAGCGAGGAAGAGCGCCGGGAGAACGCCGCCCGCCGCCGCCTGGAACAGCATGAGGCGGTCGATAAGGCCGTGCGGGAGGCCGAGGAGCGGCTGAGGGAGAGCTTCCGGCAGGAGCGGGAGCAGTTCTACCAGTCCGCCGGGCTCAGGAACACCTTCACCGGAGAGGCCATCACCAGTGACGAGCAGTTCCGGGCGTGGAAGAGCGCCTTTGACCGGCAGCGGATCGAGGAGGACCTGGGGCAGGGGAAGCTGACTCCGGAGGCTATCGACCAGGCAGTTTCCAACAGTCCCGCTATGGTCAGGCTCAATGAGATCAACGAGAAGATGGAGGCGGAGCGCAGGGAGGCCGAGGCCCGGCAGAAACGGGAGGCGGAGGAGGCGTTTCAGGCCAAAGTGGCGGAGGAGATCGCTGAGATTCACAAGATGAATCCCTCCGTGAACGGCGTGGAGGACCTGCTGAAGCTCCCCAACGCGGACAAGTTCCAGGAGTACGTGCGGCGGGGCAACACCTTCCTGGACGCCTACTACCTCGCAAACCGGGAGGAGGTACAGCGCAGGAGCGCCGCCAACGCCCTCCGGCAGGCGCAGGCCCAGGCCAAGAGCAAGGCCCACCTCCCCACCGCCCCCACTCCCAGAGGTGCGGGCGCGGAGAGCGTACCCAAGGAGGACATGGCCCTCTTCCGCCTCTTCAACCCCGATGCCACCGAAGACGAAATTCAGGCGTATTACAACAAGCAGCAGAGTTGACAGGAGGTTATACAGATGTTTTTGCCAGATAAGAACGCGGCGGGGAACGCCATCCCCTGGGAGTACCACCCGGCTGGGGCCATTACTCCCAAGGTGGGCATGGCCCTGGTGCAGACCGGCGGCAACCTCGCCATTGCCAAGGGAACCAATGTCCCTGCCTACATCTCCATGACAGAGCGGGAGAGCGCCCTGACGGCGGGGGACATCATCCCCGTAATCCGCGTGGACAGCGACACCATCTATGAGACAACCAACTCCGCCGCCTTTACCAGCGTCAAGCCGGGCGACAAGGTGACGCTCCACGCGAGCGACGGCCTCCAGGTCACCGCCACCACAACCGGCGGCGTGGCTGAGGTGGTGGACTTCGACGATGCCGCAAAGGCTGGACCGGGCGGCGTGGTGCATGTACGGTTCCCCAGCCCGGCGGCTGCGGTTTCCGGGTCCTGATAGAAAGGAGCGACGAGAAATGAAGATCATTTTTTCCGAGGGCAGCGGCCTCAATGACAGCGTATATGGCAAGTGTCAGGCCCCGATCCGGATGTTCCTGGAGAAGCGGGGGGAGCAGTTCGAGCAGCAGAGCGTGCTCAAGGACCTGTTCCTCATGGGCACCAGCAAGAACTACGGCGACCTCATGACCACCATGACCGCCATGAGCGGCTTTAACCCCGTGGGCGAGAACGGCGCGTATCCCAGCGACGGTATGCAGGAGGGCTATAAGAAGATGCTGGTATACGACACCTGGAAGGATTCCTTCCGCGTGTCCGCCGAGATCATCGAGGACAGCAAGCTTATGGACCTGAAAAAGCAGCCCGCCGCCTTCATGACCAGCTACCAGCGCACCCGGGAGCTTTTCGGCGCGGCCCTCTATGCGGGAGCCATCGAATGCAAGAAGAAAGTCAAGTACCGGGGGAAGGAGTTTGATGTCTCCTGTGCCGACGGCGGGACCCTCTTCGCCACCAACCACGCGCCTAAGGTCAGCGGAAATAATCAGAGCAACCTTTTCTCCGACGCGTTCAGCGTGGACGCCCTGGGCCGGATGGAGACCCGGATGCACCTCTTTAAGGGTGATAACGGGGAGATTCTGGACGTTGCTCCGGATACCATCCTCATCCCTGAGGACGCGGACCTGAAAAAGGCGGTTTTCGCTGCGATCGGCGCGGACAAGGACCCCGTGACGGCCAACAACGCATTCAACTACCAGTACGGGCGGTGGACCGTCATCGTCTGGAGCTACCTCAACCAGTTCCTTTCCAGCGGCAAGGCCCCTTGGGTGCTGATGGACAGCAAGTACAACCAGACTTACGGCGGGGCGGTGTGGAATGACCGCATCCAGCTCTCCGTCCGCTCCACTGTGGATGAGAACACCGACGCCAACGTCTGGCGGGGCCGCAGCCGGTTCAACGCCACCTTCAACGACTGGCGCTTCGCGGCAGTGGGCGGCGTCACAGGCGGCACAACGCTGAGCCCCAGCTCAAATTGACGGGGACACGGGGGCAGGATCACCTGCCCCTGCTTTGTTTGGATTGATTGAAAGGATAGGGCTATGTACTGTTATGATAATCCGCCGTATTTCCTCACCGCCTACGGCATTGCGGTGAAAAATGGATTCCAGGGAACGGAGGAGGAATGGCTCGCCTCTTTGAAGGGGGAGAAGGGCGATAACGTGCTCTGGAAGGGTCAGTATGATACCCTGGAGGACCTGGAAGCCGCCCACCCCTCCGGCGGGAAGGGGGATTGCTACCTGGTGGGTACGCACCTCTATTGGTGGGATACGGAGGCGGGGGCGTGGTCGGACGCCGGGAGCTGGCAGGGTCCGGCGGGGCCTGTTGGGCCCCAGGGTATCCCCGGCCCGGAAGGACCCCGGGGGCCGAAGGGCGACCCCTTCACCTATGCAGACTTCACACAGGAACAGCTGGAGGCCCTTACAGGCCCTATTGGCCCCCAGGGCGTCATGGGACCTGTGGGACCTGTGGGGCCGGAAGGGAAGAAGGGCGACACTGGAGAGCAGGGGGTGGAAGGCCCGCAGGGTGCTGTGGGGCCTGTTGGGCCACAGGGGAAACAGGGGCCTCCCGGTCCGCAGGGCGAGACGGGAGCGCAGGGC